GTGATGCATTTCGATGCCGTTTTTTTTCAGAAGCATCAGCCACTCATAGCAGCGTTTGAGGTACACCTTGCGCACGAATGAGCCATTAGGTGCGTGTTTCAAATGCCCTGCATAGCTTCGATGCGTTCGCGTGGTGCTGTGGTATGTTACGCATCCATCCGTTAGCGTTGCCTCACTCGGTTGGTAGTTATTCATGCGCTCGATTAGTTGCTCTTCAATGGTCAAAATGGCTGTTTATTAAATTGATGTTCACTAATTCGTGCTTCGTTTTCACTAATAACCGTTGTTATTGATTCGTAAACAATTTTTATATTATAAGCTAATTCATAAAACTCTAATTTTTTTGCGTTTTGTAAAGCCCAAAAGCATATATCTAAAAAATATTCCGTAGTTAATTTAGAATTACCACCCGACGAATAGCCCATCCAAAACCCATCTAAAAGTCCCATAGCATCATGATTCCAATCGATAAACCTATCATTATTCCCTAATAAATTGTTTTTTAGCATATCAAATGAAGCCCCATCGGTCGGGTAATTTTCATCATTTATTGAGTAAAATTCTTTATTAAACCAGTCCTTTTGTTCTTTTGGAACATATAATAGTTTTGTTTTCTTTTTTGTCATAAATCAAAACGGATTAAAATCAAAAGTTTCATTCGGCTGTATTGCCTTTGGGCTACCGTTTAAGATTGGCTCGGCTTCAGGAATAGGCAAATAAGAGCTACCACCACTCGAGCCGCTATCGTGAAAGCTCGTGAGCGTGGTGTTATGTTTGAAGCGCACCTCACCAGTTGAGCCTTGCCGGTGCTTCTCGAATAAGTAAAACACATCGGAGCTGTAAGGGTTGCCTGCTTCATCCATCAATCCGTAGTATTCAGGTCGATAAACGAACATAACGGTATCGGCATCCTGCTCGATGCTGCCCGATTCGCGAAGGTCTGAGAGTATCGGTCTTTTATCGGCGCGTTGCTCGACCTGCCTGCTTAACTGCGCAAGTGCGATAATGGGTATATTAAGCTCCTTTTGCGCGGCTTTTAGCGTTCGGCTTATCTCTGCAACCTCAGCCTCTCGATTACCGCCTCTAAAGCCTTCTATTGTCATTAATTGAAGGTAGTCAATGATTGCCCATTTGCAATTATTCTTACGCGCTTCTCGGCGCATTATGCGTATTGCCTCATGTACGCCACATCGCGGCTTATCGTAAATCGTGATGGGTAGCTTCTCAACTAACCCGATCGTGGTTTCAAATGCGTGTAGCTCGGGCTGTGATAGGTTGCCATCGCGTAGGCGTGCGCTGTTGATTGTATCGTTTGCATGCTGAAGTATTAGCCGCTGGCAGAGCTGGCTTTGATTCATCTCGAGGTTGAAGTAAATACCCGGCTCATTGAACTGGCAGGCGTGGTACAATGCAAGCGCGGTCTTACCCATTGATGGGCGGCCTGCAATGATTATGAGCTCGGGATGGAAGCCACCAGTGAATCGGTTAAGTGCTGCGATGCCTGTATTGAGCCCGCTTGTCTTACCGCTTTGATGCAACGCAGCGCGGCGGTAGTATGCCTGCCGCTCTTCGTGAGTTAACTGTGGCGTGGTTATGATGTTATCGGTAGGGCTGCCATTCTCGATCAGGGTGTTGAGCCGTTTAATGATGTTTACCGCTGTTTCACTTCCGCTCGATTCTTTGCCGAGCCCGAGTGCTTGCTCGGTTAGTATGGTGTTTATATTGCGTTTGATGTGTTCATCTTTGAGGATTGCGATGTATTGGTTAATCGGTTCGGAGTAACTCAGCTCATTCCCCCACTGCGTGACCGATGCAATCTGTTGCGGTGTTAGTGCTTTGTCCTTTGTCGCGTATTGCCCGAAGGTAACGAATGTAGGCTGCTTACCGTCCTTCATAATCGCGTTAATGAGCTTAAATGTTTTAAGCGCGGTGTCATCTGCGAAGTAGTCTTCGATAAGCTGCGGCGCTATTTCTCGGTAGTTCTCATCGCCGTTAAGGCAAAGAAACATTAGAGCTTGTTCTATCTTAGGCACGAAGTGCTTTGGTATGTTCATAGGTCAAATGTATTTTTTTTCACGTAGTGCTTTTATTCCATTTTAACGCCCATCTGGGCGCGTGTCTTTGTTGGTTGTTGTTGTTTAAGGTTATTTTGCTTATTAACTGGAAATAATCCTTTGTAATTTGATTGTATAGAAATTTCAATGCCTTCAATCGCTTCTTCGGGTGTTTTATAAATCTTTCCTATTTGCTTTAGAAGGTTTCTAATGCCTAAAGTTGTTGGATATGCCTTAATCGTTATTCGATTAATTAGAAAATTTTTGAATGCTTCATTTAATTTTTCATCTGTCTTAAAAAACGTAAACGACTTTATTTCATCAATAGACCTATATTCTTTATTTTCTTTATTAGTCTTATTATTCTTTATAGTCTTATGTATATGGGCTGTGCTTTGGTATTGCTTTGGCAATGCTTCGGTAGTGCTTTGGTCTTGCTTCGGTAATGCTTCGGTAAAATTTACCAAAGCAAATACATTAGCCATATACTGGTTTTTTGATTCACGAACTACCTTTATAAGCCCATTTTCAATCAAAATATCTAAATGCTTTTTATAAGTTTTATAGTTTGCAATTCCGCAACCGTTCATAATTTGAGTTGATGATAGGCTAAACTCTGGCTTCCATCCAAGTTGGTTAGCTATCGAAACAATATAAAAATAAATAGCCGTTGATGTAGTGTTATTGAGGGCAGGATTTTCGCCTGCCCAATTCCAATAACCGTTAAAATAATTAAACATAATTAAAAAGGTAGGTTGTTGTTAAACAATTCTAAACCCCTTCTAATCCAATATTTTCTTTTTTGCAATAATAATTGTTCAAGAACCTCAATATGGTCGCCATTAAAATCATGAGCCAAACGTTCTAATTCAATTTGCTTTTTAATCGCAGCATTTATTAATGCCTCTTCGATTTGTTCTAAATAGTTAGTTTCCATTGTAAAAAAAACGCCCTTTGATGGCTGCGGTCGAACCGGCTCGGTTTTACCCTTGCCTCGCAGCCCCCAAAGGGCTTCAAATGTTTTACATTAGTTCGGGGTTCGACTTCCAAACGCTCAAATATACAAAAATAAATCAATAGTTCATCGTAAATATTCATCGATTATGTCAATGCATTCATTAAAGCCTATGCCGAACACTGCCTTGTAGCCAACGGCGTTGAGCCGATTCAGCATTGCGTGCTGCTCTTCGAGGTGCTGATCGGCATACAGCGTACCATCGAGCCGCTTGATGCGTTCACCATCTTTCTTAATCTCAATGTAAAGCCCGGCGTAACCATTAGATGGTTGGCAAATAAACAGGTCGGGGTAGCCTCGATGGGGGTTCAATCCCTTGTGCGATTTAGCCTGCCCGATGGTCATCTTAACACCTGCGCTGAAGTCGAACCGCCATATTACATTCGGATATTTGAGCTTCATAAACTTTGATATGGCAAAGTAGATGTCGGTTTCTTTATGGGCGTTGCGTTTGGATCTCATATTGCTCAATTGCTTTAAATATTTGGTGAACAACTTGCGGAACTATCGCGTTACCACCCGCTTTTATTGATTCGATTCGCCATTTAGAAAAGGTAATTCCGTCCAATCGGGTGGAAAGCCCATCATTTCGAGAACAAATTGGGGATTGAGTTGGGAAGACTTTCCATTTTGAGCAAAATATCCCGGGAGTGTTGATTCGTCTGTTACTAATCCCAATGCTTTCCTTTCTTCTATTTTCTCCTTTGTTCGGCTCCCCTTGTAATCCCTCGTTGCAGGTGTCGGCAGCATTTCGAACCTCGCCATTTGTTTCAAAGGCATTTGTAAATTCACTCCTTTCTCTGCCCATTTCTCCTTGTCCTGCTCCCATTTCTCCTCCGTTCTCGCACTGTTGTAATCGAATCTGCATGGTGTCGGCAACATCCCCATCGCCATTGCCCGGCAAAGCGTCACGCTGTGCATCGAGCCATCCTTCACTTGTGTTGATTTCATCGTTGCCGTTGCATTGGTTGAGTCCATTGCTGTTGGGGTTGGTAGCATTCCGTGAAACTGAAGATGGTCTAATATTGAATTCGGTCTCGCTTCCCCATTCGCCCTGCTGAACATTGATGT